GCCGGATCGGCAGGGGTAGGAAAGCCCACCAGAGCAGCGACGTTTTGGACGATTGCGGATAACGTCGAATCGTCAATGATCTGATAGGCCATTCCCGTGTCTACTCCTCAGTTTGCTTGGACTTACCCTTGGAGTTCATCATTTTGGTCAGCGCTTCAATCTGCGCCTGCATCTCTTCAATCTTGGCATCGCGCTCTTTGAGCTCAAGATTCATCTTCTCAATCGGCGCGTTGCCTTTCGCCAGTTCAATAAACGCATTGGCTGCACGCTTGTCTTCTTGGAAGCCGAAGAACTTTTGTCCTACCGCATCCGGCGCAACCGCTAACTGTTCAACTGTGTGAATGTTGAAGAACTTGTATTCCTCAACCTTCGCAGGCGTCATCTTCGGAAGCGACGACAGCGGGGTGCCTTCAATGACGTTACCCGCGCCCGCTTTCCACTTCTCGTATCGCGATGCAAAGCGCTTCGCATCAATCGAGTTTATTGGACGCTCAATGATGCTTAGCTTGTCACCAGGCACCATGATTCGGATGTAGTCCTTTTCTTTGTAAATCGCTCGCCCTTCCTGTTCTGACAGCCCAGGCTGCAACACAGGTTTGCGAAAGAACTGCACAAACAAACGGTCATCCATACTGAACCGTGACTCATCTAATCCTGGGGCGTCGGGGACGCCGCTCCAATCTGTCGGCAATGTGGCGGTATTCACCTGCATGGGATTTTCCTTTTAGTGGTTATCAAAAAAGGACAGCGCGGGTGTTACCCCGCGCCATCCGGTTGCTGTCTTACAGCGTTGCGCCGACTGACGGATACGAGAAAATCGCATCCGCGTTGGTCGCCGCTTCGGCACCCGTGGCAGTGCCAAGCACAAGGCCCACGATGGCTTCGGCACCAGCGGTGCCGTCGTCGTCCACAGCGCCAGCGGTGCCGGTGCTGTTGAGACGGGTTCCCTTCGCAGCGGAAGCAAGCGTGCGAACGCTGCCCTTGCCATAGATCTGGAACCAGCCAAACTCGTTGTCCGCCAACGCAGCCTGCGCAGCGCCGACGCGTGAGCCGTGACCGGCAGCGCCAGGGGCAGTCGTCGTGGTGCTGGCCATCGCGAAGTCAAAGCCAGTCTCCTCAACGCACAAGTACCCAGCGCCCGTCACCGCACCCTTAGCGCGGCCATACACAAACTCCTGATAGCCATTCGACGGATCGTCGTAGCCACCCACGGTTCCCAAGCGAAAGGCCGGCACTGCGCTGGACGCAGTGACCTGGTCTTTGCTAATTCCAATGACTGCTGAACTCATAAATTTGTCCTCTCAAAAAAGCCTTGGTAGGAAGGGGTCACCCACCTACCAAGGCAAGGGTGACCCCACCACGAGGCCAATTAGTTTTGAATGCGACCCTGGAACTGCGCACCACGGCAGGTCAGATTGCCCGCCCAGGCGAGGATCTGAACTTCCGCGTCCTGGTTAATGGCATACCGCCGGCTCGGGCTGAGCGCGACCATGTTGCGATCACGATGCGGGCGCATCGAGATGTACTTGGTGTTCAGCATGAAGCCGGTCGAGGCGTCGATGTAGCCACCGATACCACCGTCAAGCACCACGTCCGCGTCCATGAATTTCACGGTCGGGAAGCCGAGCGAGCCGGTCGACGGATCGGTGAAGCGCTGCTGCGCCTGCAACGAAGCCATGTAGTATGACCAGTACACGTTGTCGAGGATAACGAGGTCGGGACGATCCGAGCCACGCACCAACTGCGCCCACAACGCATTCAAGCCAGCCTGAATGGTGGTCGAGCCTGGAGTCGGCGTGCCAGGGGCGGCAGAGAAGTCGTACACCTTGGAACGCCAGAACGTCCAAGTGGCACGGTCAATACCGCCGTAGGTGCCGGTGGTCGGGTCGGACGGCACAGCGGCATCCAAGCCGGTGACTTCCTTACCGCCAGCGCCGGTGCCGTCAGAATAGACAGACTCAGCGAGCTTGTTGGCCATCGTGGCTTCCGCCACGTTGATGCGGGCCTCGAGCAAGTCGATGAACGCTTCGCGGCCGCTGTTCTGCAACATCTCCAAGCCGCTCATAACGACTGGGCAGGCCAACTGCTTGATGTTGAACTCGGCAGCCGAGATCACGTCCTGGGCAGCCACAGGCAGGAGGTCGTAACCGCTGTAGAAACCGGCATTGCCGTTCTCGGCAAAGCTCAGCTCCTCGAGAATTAAGTTTCCGCCTCCGAAGGGCTTCACATTGCCGCGCTGGTTGAGCTTGGCAAGAAGAGCATTATTTTTGGTGACGTTATCCGCAATCTGACGACTGCGGTTCTGGATAGTCGTCGCGACAATGTCGCTGACATTCGTGTTTGCAAAAGCCATTGTGTTGAAACTCCCACAAGAAAAAAGATCGGGGTAAACCCCGCCCGGTTTCGTGTGGCCTACGCGAACCTGTTCAGTCCGGTATGTCGTAGGTGGGCGCTTGTGCGCTCCTCGAGCTTCGGTGGCTGTTGGTGCTTTGGCACACCGGAAGCGCTGCAGTGTTTAGGCTGCAGAGCCCCCGGTGCGTTTATAACATCATCGTGAGTTCATCGCAATAGCTGCTTCAATAGCAGACCGTATATCGGCCGACTCTTGTTTTGGCGCGCCGATCGCCGGCCCGCCTGACACACTGACCGCGGCAGCTTTGGCTTTCTGCGCAGCGCCGGTTAATTGCTGAGCACCTTTCTGTTTAGCTCGAGCCTCGAGCACAGATCTTACGCGGGGATTGACCAGGCAGGCTTGGCGATACGCGTCAGCCAAAGATAACTCACGCCCGCGGCGCTGAGCGACCTCGAGCAAATCGGCCATTTCCTCGCGCACGTCCTCGCCAAACTCAGCTCGCTCAATAAATTGCGACACCTCGCTGGCAGCCTGCTCTTGCGCGCGCTGCTGTTGGGCGGCCTGGGCCTGCTGAAACTGAGACATGAATTGCGTGACCGGCGCGAGCTGTTGCTGTATTGCCTGCTGCAACTGAGCTTGCTGGGGGTCGACACGAGGGATCTCGCCAGCCAGCGCTGAGTCTAGCGCCTCAATGAAAGGCTGGCCAAACCGGCCGACACCGAATTGCTTGACCATTCCGGCCATCAACTGCGCGAGCTCTGGCGCCGTGCCTGTACGCAGCCTGGCAGCAGTGCCCATCAAATTGTCGATGGCTTGCAGCGGGTTGCTATTCTCAGCGCGAATAAACGCCTCATACGGCGCAATAACTTTGCCGAGTTGCTCCGAAAACCGGCGCGCCTCGGCTGTCTCCTGCAGCGTTGTCTGCATCTCGCGCTCGCGGCGAGCGACCTCGGCACGCACTTCGGCAGGGAGACTCGCCCAATGCTCGCGCACGTCGGGGCGCCAGGAGGCTGGAGCTCGCTCCTGGGGCGCGGTCTTGGGCTCAGACTTGGGTCCAGGCTGGATGCCCTCTGGCGCCGTAGGGGCTGGCTTGGCGGCCAGCTCCGCAGCCGTTTTCTTGAATCTGCCTTTCTCGTCCCTTGAGCTTTTGTCTGGCTCGAGCGAAGACTCTGCAGCAGGCTCCGCAACCGGCTCGGGGGCGGGGTCTGCAGACAGAGCGGGCTCTGGCGCAGGGCTGGGATCGGCCGCGGGGGTGGCTTCTTCATTGGGAATAGCTGCCTCAAGGGCATCTCGGACTGTGGTGGTGTCTTCCATTTTTGTTACCTATTACGCTGAGAAAGTTGTTCGATAGCCTGCACAATGTCCTGCTTGCGCACAGATCCGCCCTGGCGCATGTAATGCTCACGCTCCTGCTTTGCGCGCGCCCAGGAGCTATTAAAGTCATCAGCCGTCGTGAGGCCGTTACGCTTCATGTACTCGCGATGTTTTCTGCGACTAGAAATGTCGGTGCCATCTGTCGCGCGCAGGCCGTGGTAATGCCTATCGTTCCACAGCGCGCCTGCAGAAGCAGCAGAGTGCTGCTGACTGGGCGCGGTGGTTTCGATCATTTCTCCGCTTTCTGGATCGTATCTGTAGCGCTTTCGTGTCATTGTTGCTATATTCTCAACAGGAGGTTTGTATGCCTAAGACAATTAACGGTAGTTCGGTCTATTACTCGTACTTAACGAAGGGCGAGGAACGGGCGTTTTGGCATAAGCAGCGTAAGTCCCTCGGCGTCGCTATAACTGCTCGGGATCGCCAGGCTGCTCAAGAAGGTAAGCAAGTGACGGTACAGCAGCGACCAACGCCGGCAGCCCGACGCCGCCCGTCTTCTTGACGTAGTCTCGAACGCCCTCGATCCCTACGTTTTTGACCATCTCGCGAAGTCTTTCCAAGTCTTCGCGGAAGGGTAGGTTTTTCTCTGCCGCAAGCGCGCGATCAATGTCATTCATGGATTGCATTGTGTCGCGCAGTCGGCCTGCGTCGATGCGCTTCGCTGCGTCTTTCACCGCATACGCCGGGTCGTCAAATAGCTTTTCAATAATAGCGCGCGTTGTCTGGCCTGTTCCTTGCTCTTTTGTCCAAGGCACTTCTTCTAGCCCAGTTTCCCAGCGTCCCGGTGTTGCCTCAGTTTTTACGCCAGCGCTAGACATTTCTTTTGCTGCCGCTTTAGCGCGGTTTTGAATTTCTTTGCCGGCAAGCCCGTCAAAACTTCCGACGTGGAGCGCATCTCCAACCTGCACTACGTTTAGCCCTTTCGATTCGTACACAGCGCGCGCTTTTTCAAGCTCGGCGGCGTCAGGCGCAGTGACCCGGACGCCCGTTTTTTCTGACAGCTTCATGCTGGAGTTGGCCGGCGTAAATTTGTTGTAGCCAGTGGACTCCTGCGCAGTGAGTAAACCTCGCAATGCCGCGGCGTACCGAATTGCGCGTTCGTCCTCGGGCGACATTTGAGCGCCGCCACGGCGTGGCTTGCCACTCGCGGTTACCCCCAAATCGGAGGGCTGCACTGACACAAGCGGTCGCGTCGTAAAGCCTGGATTTTTTTCTAAATCGCCTGCAGAGTTGATGTACGTTCCTTGAGTGGGCAGTGCCTCGCGCTGATACATTTGGAACGAGTCGTATATTGGGTCGCGCATACGGCCGTCTGGCGTGCGCAAATACGCATCACCCATCGCGTCGGTATACGCAGTGCGAGTCGCCTCGTCAGCGCGGTTAAGTCCAGCCAAGTGGCCCGTGTTTTCGCCCGTGACAAACTCAAACGTGTCGTTTGCCGTGTAGCGTGGCACGGCGGAATCAATGCCGTAGCTTGCGCGGTTAAGCAGCACATCTTCGGCCGGCGCCGCAGGGGGGTTGTATTTCGGCTCCTTCTTTCCTGCACGCAAAGCTTTGCTTAACTTTTCTTTGTACTCTTTATCGTATTTTTTTAATTTTTTGTCGTATTCTTTTGAATACGACTCGACGCGTTGTCTCCCCCACGTCGCGGCCTGCGCAGATCGCGGAGTCCATTGATACCCTTCTGGTAATGTGCCTGCGCCAAAGCCACGCTTTTGTGCTTCGTTGGCTAAAACCAGATTTTCGCCAGTCAAAAACCCGTGCTCTTGCGGCGTGAAACCTCGCGAGAAGTCTTCGCCATAGCCCATTACACGTCCGTGCCAAATGTCGTTTGCGGTTTTATACAACGACTCAGATGGGATAGTCGGATCTTTTGCGTTTGCGTACGGGCCTGTTTTCTTTCCAAGCTTTATCTTGCTTGGGTCAATGTCGTAACCGCCTGTAGCGTTTTCAGTGTAAGCGCGAGCGACATTCCGCGATTGCGATCCAGTGCGAGGCACGGCATCTTCGCCGCGTAAAACTTTGGCATTGTGCTGACGTATCAGCGCGCCCACCTCAACCTCGGGAGTAGCCTGCGGGCTGTAAGCAGCTCCGCCGCGAGCAAACATCGAGGACATTGCTGGGTCGCCACCTGCGACCTCGTCACCCGTGGCACGCGCGCGGTCGTACCAATCTGCGTTAAAAGCACCCTCTTCAACTTTTCTTAACGCAGCGGCTCGGTTCCTCGCTAACTTTTGAGGGCTATCTACGTCGGCAGGAGCGCCAACATATTTCCCTTCAGGCGTGCGTTTTAGATGATCGCCGCGAAGCGCCATTTTCATTGCTTCGTCGTAATCGGTAACTGAATCAAATACCGTTCCGACCGCCTTTTTTGCTTTTCTGGCTTTATTAGCCGCCTTGGCGACACCGCCCACGACAGGAATTCCTGCCGCGGCGGATAACACCATACCGAGCCGGTCGTTATCGCGGCGCGCGCGCTCGTAGTCGCGGCCGGCTTGCGCCGTACCAACCACGGGCACAAACCCTAACGCGAGGTCTGCAATGGTTTCGCCAAGCGACATATCCTGCGGCGTATCTAGGGACACAAACTTTTGTCCGCGTCGCCGTAGCTCATCAATTATCGCTTGCCTATCCATTCGGGATATCCTCCGCGCTATGCCACTCTGTTTGGCGCTTTAAAAATTTTGGCCACTCAACATTTCCACAGAAAGACTTGTCCTGGATCAAAACGTGATTCGTCGGCTGAGCGGTGTAGCGACCGCTCTCGAGCTGCAGCACATAGAATTCTTTGCCCTGCTCAGGCTCAGCCGTAAACGCATCCGCAGTCGGGACAATCGTGAAGAGGTACATGCCCTCGTGTTCACTTTTGTCCTGAATACGTACGCGCGCGTTCATGCCCGACAAAAACGGATACTCAATGGTGGAGAATTGCCAGCCGTACGCGTCCCAGGTCGCCGCTTGCCAGGGCTCCCAGGGCGTGTCGGTTTTCTCCGATGCCAACTGGTGCAGCGGCACGTTGCGGTAGACCGCCCCGCACTCGAGCAGAACGTGACAGCCAAATGCGCGACTCGGATAGCTCGTCACTCCGAACCAAACCGCGCGCAACCAATCGTGCGTGCCAATCGCGTTGGGCTCGATCCAAACGTAGTGATGCCGCGGAAGCGCGCCAGCGTGCGTGTACAGCATTCATCACCCTGCCGGCGGAAGGATCGGCGGCAACTGCGGGTTGGGCTGCATCACAGGCTGCGACATACTTTGCCGCATCGCGTTTAACTGCAGCACTTTCTGCTCGGCTTCCGCGCGAGTGTTAAGCGCCTTGGCTTTGCGCTCTTCGGCGCCTGCCACCTTCTCGGCCACTTCCGCTTGTTGTAGCGGTGAGGGCTGCGGAGGCTGCACGCCCTGCTGCTGCATGGTGCCAATGGCCTGATCGAGAATGCTCTCGATCTCGCCCGAAACGCGGAACTTGGACACGCTCCACTGCAATAAGCGCAAGAGATACGGCGCAGCGCCTGGCACTTGCTGTGCCATTGGCGCGACCTGGGAAATAAACGCGCCTAGGCCTTGCATAAACTGCACTGCGGCATCGCGCTCTGCCGCCCAGTCCATCGCGGCCATTGAGTCGGCTTCCACCGAAATGCGGTACTCGGCGAGCTGCTCATCTTTGATCAACTGAATCGCCACCTGCGCGTACTGCGCATCCGGCGTGCGCATAATGTTTGAACGCGTCGCAATCGTGTCAGGCTGAAAGTGCTTGCTAATGATTTCGGCTTTGATGCGTAGCGCCTGCGTGATCCACTCGGCAATGTAAAACTGCATGAGCTGAATACGCGTCGATCCAAACTGGGCTTTGATCTGCTGGGCCGTTGCGGTTTCCGATGCGCGTGTCGATCCTCGCATCACGTCAGAAATGCCAAGCACTTCGTAGATCTGCACGGTCTTGTCCTGGCGATACTGACGCAGGCGCTCGATGCAATTAACGACCTGCTCGATCGGCGCAAAGTCGACCTTGCCCTTGACGCCACCCGACTCCGCAAACATGGCCCAGTTATCAACGGGAATAAGCTGGTTCTCTGCGGCCTGGCTAAACATGCGCCCGACCGAATCGCCTGCTGCCTTGTCATAAACGCCTGCCACTTTGGCAGCCCGCGTCAACCAGGTAATGCGCGTATTGATCTCGTCTAATTCATTGAACTGATCTTGCGCAAAGATATAGTCCGCGCGCGGCATGAAGTTACTCGAGGTGACATTGGCCGCGAGCGGTTTCGGGCAAGGGAAAAATTCATCCAGGCCGAGAGGGTCGTCTTTGACGTCGAGAATGACCTCGGAGCCCTTCGCCATCCAATACACGCGCTTGGTTTCTTTCTCCCAAATCTCAAACACCTCGGCCTTCGCCCAGGGGTCAAACTTTGGTGCCTGGTCATTTTGCGAGCTCTTCTGCGCCGTCGTGAGCGGCACCACTTTCGCGATCTCTTCGCCAAAGCGCTTGGTGAGCTGATCTTTGGTCATGTACACGCGCCGTGCGACCCAGCGCACTTCGTTCCAAGTGCGGGCGGGCGACCAAAAGAAATCCTTCCAGTAGATGTAATCGACCGGCGCGTCTTCGTTGACAATGCGCTCGTACGTCTGCTCCGGCACGAGCTCATCGCCCGTGAGCGGGTCGAGCTCAGCAGGTATTACCTCGAGCGCGGTCTCCACTTCGTAACGCAGCCAGATCTGTCCCATGCCGACAACGAGCCAATCCTCGATGCCCTGGCGCACAGCGTTATCCCAGTGCGAGACGTTGTCGTCAAACGAGCGGTTTAGTAGCCGCTGGATAATTTGCCCGGCCACGCGCGCCTGGTCGTCATCCGCGTCGAGAAAACTACGCGCCACAGACGCGCGTGGCGGCCGAGCGTAAAGCAAACTCAACAAAACCTTGGTCGTCGACCAAAACAAATTAACGCGCGACTCTTCCTTCGCCCACTCGTCGCGCTTGTCTAAAAACCGGCGCGTGATCTTGTCCGCGTCGTCGTGGAACTTCTGCAGCTCCTTCTTCGACGCCTCGAGCTCGGCGCTCCAGCGTTGTGCTAAGCCTTGCGGATTGTCCGCAAAGTCCCTACTCGACTCGATGCGCTCGCTCTGTTCCATTTAACCTAGCCTGCCGGTTGTGTTGGGGACACAGTCCCACACGTCATCCAGGGCGAACGTGTAGGTCTGACCACTACGCGGTGCGATAGTAGCACCAGCACTTGACTTTTGGGAAGAAATCGGTTTCGCGGACAGCGCCAGGTACCGAAACGCGTCTGCGGCGTGCGAGTGCTGGTCGTGCTTTGGCCGATTCCGGTACGTCTGCGTGCGCTCGTCCCACTCGCGCATGTACGCGCGCAAGTGCTCGAGCCCTTCGTACACAGCTTTCTCATCAAACCAGCATTTGGGCAGCGTGACTCTCACCGCCTCGATGCCATCCTGCAGGGATAACTCCGGCACCAGGCGCGGGGTAATGCCTGCGATCAGGAATTGCTCGATGATGCTTTTGCCCGTTTGGAGACTTTTCGCTTTAGCGTCGTGCGGGAGGAAGACTTGCCCGACTTTGTACGGCCGGCTTTTGATCCAGTCGATGTAGTGCCCGATCGGCTGGCCGTCGGCTTCGTAGAAGTCGACGATGCGGTGCCCATCTCGAGTGGTTTGCCAACCCCACCAACTGCAACTGTCCGTGTAACCCAGATCCGCGACCAAATCGACCGCACCTTCTGGATCACGGGCGTGATCACCCACCCTACCTTCGTCATAAGCCTCTCCGATTAGTTTGGCGTAATACGCGCCCGGTACGGCCGCGTCGAAACTGATTTCGTATTCTGTGAGATACGACTCTTCGGTCATCTGCGCCCGCGCGTCGCGCAGCTCGTCGGGATGCAAAATGCCGGTCTTGCTCGCAGGCAACTCCATGAGCAAGTGCGTGCCTGGATTCAAACGCGCCTCTTCGCGCATCTGCCAAAAGAAGTTTTTGCCGGCGGGCGTGCCCGCAAAGATGGCCCAGCCCTGGCGGTCCGAGAGCGCAGGTCTTAGCACCGAGTACCACACGCTCGGGCGCATCTGGCCCACCTCATCGAGCACGACGCCGTCAAAGTACAGGCCGCGGTACGCGTC